CCGAAACATATGCGAAACGGGAGGCAATGGAGAAGATCATCACCGAGCTTGATCGAGCGGGATTTGTACGCTACACCACGAGTGATATTGATGACCGATATGATACGGAACAACATACCGTTCATAAAGCCATTCGGGCTGATCTATGGGTGGTGAAAGCGCCATGAAAGAGCCGTGGATCGTTTTCTTCGGGCCGGATGGAAAGGAATTGTGCCGGTATACAGCCAGGGGATCATTCGCCGGTGAGCTGCAGGAAACCATTGCCCTCCTGGCTTATGAGCACGGGTTGTCACCAGACGAAATTTCCTTTGCGGAGGTCACCAGGTGAGTAACAACGACAAAATACTGGAGTTGGATAGTATACGCAGGTACAAAGTTTCGGAAGTCATCTGTGTAAAATGCCTGCATCGGTGGATCGATGTCCGTCCAGAGGGTGTTCCTCTTAAAAACCTGGAATGTGGTTTCTGTAGAGAGATCGGGTTCGTGATCGAAACAGGTGAAGATATTGAGTGATGAGGAATTGTAATGACCGGCCGAAAGAAAGCAGAATTTATCGAATCCTATATCAAGATCGGAAATAGCAGCTATCAATGGCACGATAACCACGGAGAGCTAATCCGGCGCGGTCCGGGACATTATCGTAGATCTGCTGAAAGAACAACAGGAAACCGTGTATCAGGAAGATGGTCCGGATTTCATCAGAAACGAACTGGCCTTTCGGTGGAAATGCGCCGCATGCGGATACTGGGTTCTCACCGAAACCGAGGGCAAATTGCCGGGCATGAGATACTGTCCGGGATGCGGAAGGAAGGTGTGCTTCGATGCTGCGAAAGAATGACATGCGGCAGATCATTGGGGAGGCGGTGGTCGCGGCGCTCACACAGGGCGGTCAGGAGATCGTGGTGTCCGGATTCGGCCCTGGCGTGAGCATCAGGCCGGCGGAGAAAAGGGGCTGGTGGATCGGGGCAAAAGACGAACCGGGGTTCTACATCTGCTCTGTCTGCGGCGAAACGCAGGACTGGGGACACTGGAAGTATTGCCCGGACTGCGGAGCCAGAATGGAGGCGGCGGCAGATGCCTGAGACGAAAACGGGAAAATGCCCGTTCTGCGAGCGGGAGGGAGTGATGCTGACCCTCATCACAGGCATCCCTTACCGCTCAGACGCAGGAGAACTCGTTGTTCCATGCGAGTGGGTATGCGCACGGTGCCTGGCGATGATTGAGGAAGACAGGAGGAGGAATGCGGAATGCGCACAATCTACATAGCCGGGCCAATGAAATACGTCCCTGATTACAGAGTCAGGTTCAACGCCGCAGAGTCCTATCTGATCATGAAGGGCTGGCGTGTGCTCAATCCGGCGTGCCTGCCGGACGGCCTGCGCGAAGACGCCTATATGCCCATCTGCCTGGCCATGGTAAGCGCCGCCGACGCCGCAGTTCCCCTGATCGACTGGAAGAACAGCAGAGGCGCGGAAATCGAGTTGAAATACGCCGAGTACCAGGGGAAGCCGGTCTATACCAGCCTGGAGAGTGTTCCGGCGCTGACTGAGGATTCGCCATGAAGATGAACGATGAGGCAGCCCGCGAGGTGGCCCGAAAACGCGCCAGAGGTCTCCGTTTCAAAAAGCCCGTCTGCCGGGACATGAATTGGGAAAGCATCCGCTGCGCTCTGTCCGACATGGTGGACGAGGCGGCGGAGATCGACGGAATGCTCTGGGACGATGATCAGCTTGAGGAACTGATCGGAGACGAGGAAGAGGCGTTCGAGTTCAAGATCGCCTTCCGGGATCTGATGAGCGACATCGAGAGCATGCAGGAAGCTGTCCGGGACGCAGGAAGCCTGATGTACATGGACAGCGAGGACGCGGAGTCGGTCTTCGACCTGTTCTTTCCGGCAGCTGGCGGGGACGGCGCCGGGATGTACGGCTTCGACGAGTATGAAGGTGACTACTATCCGCTGGACAGCTGGGAAACCGTAGCGGCCGCGGAGGAAGCCGGAAAAAAGCTGAAACGGTTGACCAAGGATCAGATTCTGCAGACTGCCGGCGTATGCCTGCGGATCGCCCGGCAGTTCATCGCCCTCCAATACCGGCACGACTGCCTGAGCGCCGCGTTCGACATCCTCCGCGGAAAGCAGGCTGGGCTGCTGCAGCTTGTCAAGCGGATCGAAGAAACCTATTCCCTGGCCGAGAAGGCTTCCGATGGATTCCGCTTTAAGTACGGATCGGAAATTCGCGCCTTGGACGCGGCGCTGAACCAGCTGCCAGACCGGCTGTGGCTGGAATAGAAGGGAGAGTGCGGAAAGGATGGAGCCCAAATCCTGCCCATTCTGCGGTGGAAAAGCCAGCGTGATGATCTCCAGGCTGTTCGCCCGTACGGTCTATAAAGTATCCTGTGAAAACGACAACTGCGAAGTCAACGCATGCACCTGGAATTACAGCACCAGGGAGGAAGCGATCAAGGTCTGGAATCAGCGCGCTGCGGAAGCCCGGCAAATGGCAAGCAAATAAGGAAACGCATGAATTACCTGCATTTCATGTAAATACACATGCATGGAACCATGTTCGCGCAAATAAAGCACCGTCCACAGCACAGAATCCAGAGGAGGTGACGCCCCGTGTATGGCGGTCTGGATGAGACCGGAAGAATGGACATCAGCAGCAAGGAATACGCCGAGCTTCAGCGGCTGATCGCGCTGGTGGACGCCCTGGAGAACCGGACAAGCCGGCTGGAAAGAAGGGCTCGGCTCTCCGAGAAAGGCACCTGGCGGGATCTGTGCATGATCCGGAAGAAAGCCAGGAAGGTCTGCGACGCCATCTGCGCGACCCTGCCCGCCAAACGGCAGAGGCTGATCAACGCGGAACTGAAACGCACGGTCTGCCTGATCGAGGTGGAACCGCCGAACGGGCTCCCGGCCCAGAAGCACACGGAATACACGACCGTGCCCCTGGCCTCGCTGGAATGGCTGATTGACCACACCCTGCAGTGGCAGTGCCTTTGCTGTGACAGGGAGGGCATAGAGCAGCGCGACTGTCCTTTCCGGGAAAAGCTGGACAGCCTGTATCCATTTGAAGTAAAGGACCTGCGCAGGGGCGAGTGTCCCTGGATGACCGTCACCCTCGTCACAGACTAAGGAGGCGAGCGAATGAAAATCAAAACGCTGGAAGTCGCCGGCATCGGACCCGCGATCCACGCCATGCGGAATCCGTTTGACAGCTGGGAAAAGAGCGACACGCGGGTCGGCAGGATTGGCCCGAAAGACAGAGAGCTCTCTGCGAAACTCGTAAAGGCCGGTCCATCCCACGCCAAGCATCTGCGGCTGATTCAGGTCTGGGCAGAGATCTGGGCACCGCGCTACTGGTGGCAGGAATTCGACACCAACCGCTTCGGTGTGGAGAAGATCAGCTGCTCCACCATCCATAAGCTGACCGCCAGACCGCTGACGCCGGAGGACTTCGAGTGGAGCGGAAGCAGCGCCGATCTGGATCGGATGATTCGACATCTGAACGAGCTGATCTGCGAAGCAAAAGAGGCTGGTCAGTACAGCACGCCGTCCGACGCGGAAATAGCGTTCCGCGAGCTGAAGCAGAGCCTGCCGGAGGGGTACATCCAGCGCCGCACCGTCATGATGAGCTATCAGGCGCTCCGAAACATGTACGACCTCCGGCGAGGACACCGTCTCCGGGAATGGCGCAAGTTCCGCCTCTGGTGCGAGACCCTGCCGGAGAGCTGGCTGATCACCGGAGAAAAACCGGATGCCGCGAGGCCGGACTGATCCCAGCATTGCCGCGTCTGGCAGTAAACGTGAATACGATATGAAGAAAAACACAATATGTGTTCGATGAGGAGGATAAGACCATGGCGAAAATCAAGCCCGTGAACCTGGAATCCGACACCTTCGCCCAGATGAAGCAAGACATGACCACGTCCATCAACCGGCTTCTGCGCTTGATGCAGCGGTATGACGCCGGGAAGGCATCCCTCACCCTGAAACTGACGATCAGCCTCGATGAGCAGGAGCTGGATGGCGGGGAGAAAGGGATTGTTCCCACCTTCGAGCACAAGGTGACCACCACCGTCCAGCGGAAGGACGAAACGGACGGGAAGCTCCCCGGTGAATATGTGCTGGATCCGGACGGAAACGGCGGCTATAATCTGAAACCGCTGTCTGCCCAGATGGACATGTTCGAGCAGATGGTTGAATGAAAAACGGGCTGCGTGTATAATGGCTATGTGGATTCCTGTATGCCATACGGCGGCGCAGCTTGACAACTGGAGAGGAGGTGAGCACGGGTGACGGTACAGGAGCTGCAGCAGCTGTTCTATCTCAACAAGTTGATCGAGCATGAGAGGGAACGGCTGGAGGCCCTGAGAGACGCGTTATCCCTCAAGTCACCCATCCTCTCCGACATGCCGAAAGCCCCAGGTGTACGGGATAAAATCGGCGAGCTGGTGCCGGCGATCGTGGATCAGGAGGCGGAAATCGCCCAAAGCCTCAGCACCTATCAGGAGACCCGGGACAGACTGCTGGACTACATCCACCATGTGCCGAACGCCCGCATCAAGATGATCCTGATGCTCCGCTTCATCGACCAGAAGTCCTGGCAGGAGGTAGCCGACGCCATCGGCGGGAGGGAAACGGAGTACAGTGTGAAGCAGGCATGCTACAGATATGTGGACGACAGGACATCGCCGGACAGGATGGCAAATCAGATTACCATGTTTGACGGGGAAAACGATGCCGGCGGAGAATAAACGCCGGCGTTTCATTTTCGCCGATCTTGACAAACATCCCGGCGGGAGTGTACAATCAGATCAAGGAGGTGGACAGTATGGCAAAGCTGAGAGATGTGGCTGCGTTCTTTATCGCTCTGGCGCAGGACATGGCTGAGATGCAGATGGGCGATGCGATGACAAACCTCCGGTTGCAGAAGATGCTTTATTTCGCGCAGGGCTGGTCCCTGGCCCGCCATGGAAAGCCCCTGTTTGAGGAGCCGATTGAAGCGTGGCAATACGGCCCGGTGGTGCCGGTCTGCTATGGTTGGTACAACGGGTTCGGGCGCGGTTTTCTGACCTCGGAGATGCCGCCAAAGGAGGCTTTCACAGCGGAGGAATATGAGCTACTGCTCGACACCTGGACTGAGCTATCAAAGTTCTCCACTTCGCAGCTGGTAGCGATGACCCACGAGGCCGGAACGCCATGGGACAGGGCCTGGAATCACAGCAGTTCCCGTGAGATCCCCACGAAAGACATCAGATCCTTTTTCTCCACAGTGCCCCTTCCTGGCACCAAGGAAAAGCTGGCAGGCATACCCGTGATTGAGCCGTTGTACAGAAAGGACGGTGTGCCCGTGTTTGCCGCCGAGGAGGCATAAGCAGATGAGCAAGGCACAGCCGTGGGAAATCTGGTGGGCATACGTTGCCTTCGAAGATGTTGATGACGGAAAAGAACGCCCGGTTCTGATTCTGGAGGATGGGACGGTCTATGTGATCGGTCTGATGATCACCACGCACGAGCAGCGGAATGTGTATGGCGATTACGATGTAACGAAATGGCAGTCGGCCGGTCTGAAAAAGCCATCGACCATCCGGCTGACCCGTCAGCTGAGGCTCGAGGAGGGCGATCTGATCTATAAGATGGGCGATCTTCATCCCTTCGATATCGTCATGCTCAAACGGTATTTGTAACCGGCTGCGGCACCTGGCATCCCCCGAATAATGGGGGATGTTTCTTTTGCACTGGAAAAGTAATGTTACGTTTGTCACGAATGTCACACATGTCACGCCGGCCCGTGATATGATGCAGGCTGTGAAACGATCTTGATCCCGACAGGGCGCCTCTGGAGACGGGGACGCCTATTTTGATGCCAGGAAGGAGGACAGGCACCCGGCACAGCGTTTCGCTCCTTGCGCTGTGACACGTTATCGGCACATGCGCCGCCCGATTCGCCATCGGCAGCGCGAAGCAAAGGAGAAGAAATATGCTGACATCAATCAAATCAAGATTCAAGAGCAACCCCAAGCTTTACTACGCGCTCAGCATCTGCGCCACCTGGGCCGGCATCGGCAGCCTGATGAACGGCGTGACCATGACGCAGACTTACGGCGTCATCCCCTCCCTGATCTGGGTGCTGGGGAACGTGCTGGCCTGCATTCTCTTCGGCTGCGTGGCGCTGAAGATCCCGAAGGTGCGGGAAGTGTTCGGCAGTCGGATCATGAAATGGATCTGCGGCATCATGTGCGTCTTCCAGAGCTGGCTGGCGATGAACGGAACGCAGACGGTATTCGCCGACACGCCCATCGGCGCGGCCGGCGGCATGATCGTCGCCTACGCGCTGGCCATCCTGTTCCTGCTGATCCTGCTGAAATACGGCATGATCCGGAACGTGCTGACGGACGGCTTCGGCTGGATTGTCGTCTACCTGCTGGCAGTGGGTGTCACGGTCGCGGCAGCTATTCACTCCCGGGGCAGCTTCAACAGCATCTCCCTGATCGGCAGCGGCGACAGTATGCACCAGGGCATCTGGAAAGCGATCCTGCTGCTGCCCGGCCCGTTCACCTACCCCTACTTCTTCGAGATCCTCAACTACAATGAGGAGAACCCGGACGGCACGGCCCGGGTGGATGTGAAACGCGCCTTCACGCTGGGCGGCGTCTTCTTCGGTATCTACATGGCCATCATCTTCCCGCTGGCCTGGGTGCAATTCAGCCCCGCGCTGAGCATGGTCAAGGCCATCCTGATTACCCTGATCGGCGCCTCCACCCTGTCCAGCGCCATGTACTCCATCTACATCGCCTTCGGAAAGAAAGCGGGGCTGGCGATCAACGCCGGCATGGTGGGCGGCTGGGCCTTCCTGGTGCCCCTGGGCGTCATGGGCATGTGGACGCTGATGTCCTCGGTGCGCATCTGGTTTGTCCTCGGCGCCATCCTCTTTGCCATCTGCTGGAACGCATACGAAAAGCGAAAGGCGGTGGAAACATGAAGGTGGTGCAGAAGAAGCTCTCCGATCTGCATAAGATCGAGAAGAACATCCGCCGGCACAGCCAGAAGCAGATCAGCGAGTATATCCGCTCTCTGCGGATGTTCGGCCAGGTGAAGCCGCTGGTCATCGATGAAGACGGCACCATCCTCATCGGCAACGGTCTGTACGAGGCTCTCCTGACCATGGGGGAAGAGAAAGCTGACTGCTATGTGATGCCAGGCCTCAGCGAGAAGGACAAGAAGAAGCTGATGCTGACGGACAACCGGGTGTATGAGCTGGGCATGACGGACACGGACGCATTCGATGAGATCATCCGCAGCCTGGAGGGGGATGTGGATGTGCCGGGCTGGGACGCGGATCTGCTGGAAACCCTCAACGCCTCTGTCCGGCAGGTCACCGAGATGGTGGAGGGCTACGGCAGTTACGCGCCGGAGGACATCGCCAGAATTAGCAGCAGACCAGAGCTCCAAAACGGCGCGTTGCAACGGCCCTCATGGACGCCCGGCGCCGGCGGACAGGTTTCTACCGCTCCGCGGGAAGAGGCTCCGGGAGACGTCCTGCAGACGCATCCAGCGCGGGTGATCGTTTGCCCGCACTGCGGGGAACGCATCGAGATCGGGGGGCGTGTGACATGCCAGTGAAGAAGATGCGCAGCACCCAGAACGTGCTGGACGCCGCCAAGAGCCGGATCACCAACCTGTTTGACACCGGCTGCAAGGTCTACCTCTCCTTCTCCTCCGGCAAGGACAGCCTGTGCCTGAGCAGCCTGACCTATGACCTGATCCGCGAGGGCCGGATCAGCGCCAGTCAGCTGAAGGTGATCTTCATCGACGAGGAGGGCTTGTATCCCTCCATGGTGGAGGCGGCGGAGCGCTGGAAGGAGAAGTTCGAAAGCATAGGCGTGCCCTTCCTCTGGTTCTGCCTCCCATTCAAGCAGGTGTGCGTGATCGACCATCTGTCCACTTCCGAGAGCTGGATCACCTGGGAGCCGGACGCGGCCGACCGCTGGATGCGGGATCCCCCGCCCTACGCCATCATGCATCATCCGCTGATCAAGTACCCCGGAGAGATGAATTACCAGACCTTCTGCGGGAAGGTCTTCCGGGATGGCATCAGCATGATCGGCCTGCGGAGCACTGAGAGCCTGACCCGTTATCAGTGCATTGCCAGAGCAACCTTTGACCGGCCTACCGGGAAGTTCTACCCGATCTACGACTGGAGCGACAATGACGTGTGGCTCTACATCAAGGAGCGGGGGCTGGAGTTCCCGGAGATCTACATGCGCCTGTACGAAGCGGGCGTGAGCAAACGCCAGCTGCGGCTGTGCGCCTTCTTCGGGGACTGCACGACGCAGGGCCTCCGCTGGGTGGCGGAGACGGACAACGCGCTCTGGCAGCGCATCGAGCGCCGGGAGCCGAACGCCTATCTGGTCCTGCTGTACTGGGACAGCGAAATGTTCCGGCGCTCCACCCGAAAACGCAGGGAACTGGAAGAAGAGCAGGAAGCGAAGGATTACAAAGCCCTCTGCAAGGACCTGCTCTTTTTGCATACCGACCGCTACACCATCGCAAGAGACACGCTGGCCAAGCTGGACAGCTGGCGCAGCCTTTTCATCAAGTCCTACGGCATCGCCACACAGAAGCACTACCGCACCATGTACGAGGGCATTCTCTACGGCGACCCGAAGCAGCGCGTCCTCCGGATCCTCTGGCAGGAAATCTACCAGGATTACAACGAGGGCATCAAGCGGGGTGATGCCGGATGAGCGAGATGAATCTGTTTGCCCCGCTGGGATCCCTGCAGTGGGTGGACCGGGATCAGCTGCGGGCGAATGATTACAACCCCAACAAGGTCTCCGAGGACAACCTCCGCCTGCTGACCCAGTCCATCCTGACCAACGGCTGGACGCTGCCCATCGTGGTTCGTCCGGATTACACCATCATCGACGGTTTCCACCGCTGGACGGGGGCCGGGAGAGAACCGCTGAAAAGCAAGCTGGGCGGCAAGGTGCCCGTGGTCATCGTGGATCACCAGGGGGACGAGAGCGCCGACGTCTACGGCACCATCACTCACAACCGCGCCAGAGGCACTCATCTGCTGGAACCGATGAAGGCCATCGTGAAAAAGCTGATGGACGAGGGAAAGACCGTGAAGGAAATCGGGAAGCAGCTGGGCATGAAACCGGAAGAGGTCTTCCGTCTGTCCGGCTTCACCCGTGAGGAGTTCCTCGACCTGATGACCAGGGACGCGAACGGTTACAGCAGCGCGGTTGTCTACACCCATGTGTGAATAAAAACGGGGTTACGGCACCATTGCCGCAGGGAGAAGCAATTCACGCTCTACGCCGGAGGGGACGCAGAGACAACCGGAAAGGAGGAGATGCGCCATTGCGAAGGGCAAGTATCAGGAGTGGCTGACAGAAGACGGCCTGCTCCGGATCGAAGGCTGGGCAAGCGAAGGCCTGACCGATACTCAGATCGCCGCTAAGATCGGCATCTCCTCCTCCACCTTCTATGCATGGCAGAACAGCTTCCCGGAGTTATCGGAGGCCATCAAAAAAGGCAAGGCGCCGGTCGACCGACGAGTGGAGAAAGCGCTGCTGAGACGTGCGCTCGGTTATGAGTACACTGAAACCGTAACAGACTACACCCTTTCCGAGACGGAACTGGACGAGGATGGGAAACCGAAAAAAATCATCAAGAACATCCGCGCCACGAGAAAGCATATGCCGCCTGATACCGGGGCCATGGCATTCTGGCTGAAGAACAGGCGGCCTGACAAATGGCGGGAGAAACGCGAAGAGACCATTGCCGTCACCAGCGCGGATTACAGCCTGTTGGACGCAGCCGCGGAGGCGATCGATGATGACCAGTCATAAAGTCATGACAATGCAGCAGGAGACGGCTCTGTGGCTGCTCAGGCATCCGGCGGAATACGGGCGAAGGCTGGGCTATACCCTGCTGACAGACAGCCTCCACGGCTCCTGGATGCGCAGAATCATCTGGGGGCATGAGGACATGACGCTGCAGGCTCACCGCGGCAGCTACAAGACCACCTGCCTGGCGGTATCCATTGTGGTCATCATGCTCACCCAGCGAGGGAAGAACATCATCTTTCTCCGGAAAACCGACAACGACGTGGCCGAGGTGCTGCAAGCTGTCCGCGCGGCGCTCCTGCATCCGCTGACGCAGGCCATCTGCCAGGTGCTGACCGGGAAGAACCTGGAGCTGTACAAGGCCACCAACAAACAGATCATCACCAGCCTGTACGCACGCTCCGGCGGCGCTCCGCAGCTGCTGGGCATCGGCCTGGGCGGCAGTCTCACCGGCAAGCACGCGGACATCATCATCACGGACGACATTGTCAACCGGCTGGACCGTCAGAGCCGCGCCGAGCGGGACAGAACCAAGTACATCTATCAGGAATTGCAGAATCTGCGGAACCCCGGCGGCCGGATCGTGAACACCGGCACGCCCTGGCACAAGGAGGACGCCTTCGCCCTGATGCCGGAGCCCATGCGATATGACTGCTACTCCACCGGACTGCTGACGGACGCACAGATCGCGCAGCTTCGCCAAAGCATGGCGCCATCCCTTTTTGCCGCAAACTATGAACTGAAGTATATCGCAGCGGAAGGAGCGCTCTTCACCAGCACTCCGCCCACCGTCAGAGAGACGGATGAGCATGAGACGCACCGTCTGCGGGATGGCATCGCGCACATCGACGCGGCCTACGGCGGCGAGGACTATACCGCGCTGACCTTGGGCCGAAAGGCCGGCGATACGATCTATCTCTATGGCAGGCTATGGCACGGGCATGTGGACACCGTGCTCGGCCAGGCCATCGCCCTGGCGAAGGATTACCAGTGCGGCCCGATCTATGTGGAGAGCAACGGCGACAAGGGCTACCTGGCCCGGGAGATCCGGAACCGCGGCTATGAGGCGTTCAGCTACACCGAAGACCTGAACAAGTACATTAAGATCAGCTCATTCCTCAGGAAATGGTGGAGCCGTGTGAGTTTCATCGAGGGAACAGACGCGGAGTACATCGGGCAGATCTTCGATTACTCAGACACAGCGGCGCACGACGACGCGCCGGACAGCGCAGCCTGCGTCTGCAGACTGCTGGACAGGCAGTAACGGGAGGGAAAGGCCATGTCTGACATCACCTCGCTCTACACCCCGGCGGAGGCATGGGACATGCTGCGGAAGAAGCGGCAGCTCTACGTCCGGAAAATGCTGGCCACCTGGAGCGGAGAGCATCAGGAGCTGCGGGCCACCGCCAGATACGGCTCTTTCTGGAAGCGCGGCGGCAAGGCGAAGATCCATGTGCCGCTGGCGGCAGACATTGCGGCTGTCTCGGCGGATATGCTGTTCTGTGAGCGCCCTCGGTTCACAATCTTCGACGACAACAAGGAGCGTGGCGAGACGGAGAAGCAGGGCCGTCTGGACGAGATGCTT